AGATGTTGATAACATGGCAAAATCATTTGCAAATCTCAAACAAGAACTTTCTCTTATTGGAGTTGATGTTCCTGAATGGATTAAACCAGAAGATGGAAAAGCTCTTAAAGAATTTATTAATGATGTTGAGAATCTTGCAAAACTATCAAAGAAAGGATTGAATATTCATCTTGGAGAAACTGGTAAAACTACTCCGGGTATATCATCAAGATCAACTTATGATCCTGCAAAATTACCAACACCAGAGGCACCAAAAATAGATCTAACAGAACAACAGTTTGAAAGACTAAGTAAAATGTCTAAAGGTGTAGCCAATGTAATAGGCACTTGGGATCCTGAAGCTCTTCAAAAAGGATTGGCTGGTGCAGATGCTAGTTTAGATAGTTTGGCTGCTAAGGTTAAAGCAAATGCAGCAGAATTACAAAAACAACGTGATGCTGGAAAAATTACATTAGAAGCTGCACAGAAGTTGAATGAAGAGCAGAAAAATGCTGGTATAAATGAATTTATATCTAAAACAAAAAAACAACTTGAAGGTGCTGGTATTACAGTTCCAGTTGATTTTACTGAGTCTCTTGCATCATTTACAAACTTTTTAGAACGTGTTGAAAACTTATCTAAAGAGGCACAAATAGTTGTTCAATTCAAGGGTGAAGGTTCAACTGTTGCACCATTGTCTGAAAAGATAACTGAAATGAAAGGCAAGATGGGAACATTTGGTGAAGATGTTGATAATATGAATCCAACAGTCAAAGTTGCATTTCAAGACATGGCAGGAGACTCATTAACAACTGCATTAGATACAATGGAAGGTAGTTTTAATTCAATGTATGATAGTATTATAGCTGGTACGTTTGATGTTAATGCATCATTTAAAACTATGATTGCTGATATTCTTAAAAACATTGGTAAGATGCTTGCCAGTCAAGCTATAGCTGAATTTGTTGGATTGCTTGGCGGTTCAATAATGGGAGCCTTTTCTGGTGGTGGTGGTGTAGATACTAGTGTAGCTGGAACTGGACCAGGATTGGCAGGTGGTGGATCTATCGGAGCTGGACAAATGAGAATGGTTGGTGAGAAAGGACCTGAATTGTTTAAATCAAATCAAGGCGGAACTATAATTCCAAACAATCAACTTGGCGGTGGTGGCGGTGGTTCATTTAATGTTGTGAATAATATAAGTGTTGAAAGTTCTGGAGATGAAGCACAGGATAAAAGACAAGCAAATGATATTGCAAGAGCAATTGATGAGAAAATAAATGCACAAATGGCAAAGGCAATGCGACCAGGAGGATTAATGAATCCAACTAGGAATGCTGCAATGGGGGCAAGATAATGGCAAGTTTACCACTTGAACCTACAAGAGATACATCTAAAAGTGTAACAGCTAGATTTTTGAAAGCTGAACTTGGGGATGGATATGATCAAAGATCGGGTGATGGAATTCAAACAATTAAAGAGGAATGGTCTGTTTTATTTGAAGCTCTAGATTCAACTAATGCTAATCTTATTGTTTCATTCTTTGAAGGATTAGAAGGATATCAAAATTTCACATGGATTCCATTTAGACAAACTGTTGCAAAAAAATTCATATGTCCAAACTGGTCAGAATCATATAAAGGTGCGGGATTAACATCTGTATCTGCATCATTTATCCAAGTATTCGATAGATCATAAGAGGAGAATAAATGAGCTTTCAAACTAATATAGCTTCGGATGTTCAAAACTTAGCTGTAGGCAATATAGTTACATTGTATGAACTCGATTTGGAAGCTATAGGCAGTGCAACTATTTTGTATTTTACTCATTCAATTAACAATGATTATACTCCAGTATTCTTTAATGCAAGAGAATATACGCCAATTCATATGCAAACAAGTGGTTGGCAAGTAACAGGAACAGAAACATTACCTAGACCTAAAATGGTAGTATCAAATGTTCTATTAACATTTGCATCATATATAAATACATTTGATGATCTGGTTGGAGCTCGACTTACAAGAAGAAGAACATTAGAAAAATATCTTGATGGAAAACCAGAAGCAAATCCAAATGCAGAATTCGCACCTGATATTTATAAAATAAGATCATTGCCACAAAAAACAAAGATGATGGCTGAATTTGAATTAACACCATATATGGACTATGAAGGAATTAAAGTTCCAAAAAGACAAATCCTAAGAGATTACTGTAGACAAACATATAGAAAATATAATACAGATACATCTGCTTTTGATTACACAAAATCGACATGCCCATATACTAGTATTTATAAGTATACCAGATTAGGTATATATACAACTGATAACTTACAAGATTCATGTGGTAAAGAATTAGGTGATTGTGAGATGAGATATTGTGGAGTAAAGGCATTAGTATCATTAGGAACAACTTATATTCAATCAACTGATCCTGGTGGTATTGATGGAGATTATTGGTTGAATACATCATCATCTCCAAATGCTTGGTATATAAAAACTGATAGTGAATGGGTTAGTGCTAAACCAGATCCATTACCAACTTGGTCATTTCCATCAGTTTCAAGATTCAGAATATAAGGGAAAAATTATATGAAAGAATATTTTGATAGACACATTGTAATGCAAGCGGAACTATATGCTAAAGAAAAGTATCCAGAAGAAATGTGTGGATTCATTTTAGAAGATAGATTTCAACCACTTACTAATATAGCTGTTAATAAAGTTAATAACTTTAGAGTTAGTGAAAATGATTATTTACAATATAGAAATGAAATTAAGGCAGTAGTTCATAGTCATGCTGATTATCCACATATAGGTAAAACAGATATGGAAGGACAGATTAGATCAGAAGTTCCTTGGGGTGTTATTTTATTAAAGTGTGGAGCAGTTGAACATATAGCATTTTGGGGAGATAAACTGCCTGTACAAGATCTAATTGGAAGACCATTCATTCATGGAATATATGATTGCTATGCACTTGTAAGAGATTACTGGAGACATAAAGGATTTGATGTTGTGGATTTTCCAAGAGAAAATCTATGGTGGGAAAAAGAACCATCAATGTTAGAAGACCTTTGTGTTGAAGCAGGATTTGATTTTATAGATGAAACAGAATTAAGAATTGGAGATGTAATATTTGCAAAAGTGTTGGCACCAGTTGCCAATCATTCAGGAATATACATAGGTGATGGATTAATGCTTCATCATCTTTACAATAAACTTAGTAGAAGAGAACCATTACACAGATGGAAAAAACATGTAACTGGTTATTTGAGGTATAGATATGCTTAGAACTGTTTTTGTTGGTGGAAAGTTAGGAGAAAAGTTTGGATCTGAATTCAGACTTGATATATCATCAGTCGGTGAAGCAATCCGTGCCATCAATGCAAACAAACCAGGATTCTTACGTTCAATTAAAAAGGATAAATCTTATAATGTAACAGTTGGAACATTTACAGAAAAAGACGCCCTTAACAATGAAACAGTTTTTATGAAACATAGAAAGGGTGATATGTGGATTATGCCTTCAATTGAAGGTTCAAAATCAGGGATTGGAACTGTTGTACTTGGAGCTGTCCTTGTAGTTGTTGGAATGGTATTAACTTCTTATGGTCTTGGCGCTGTTGGTGCACCTATGATGAAAATAGGTGTTGGTATGATGATTTCAGGTGTTGCTATGATGCTAACTCCAACACCAGGTACAGGAGATTATAAGGATAGAGAAAAACCAGATGAACGCCAGAGTTTTATGTTCGATGGTCCTGTCAATACAAATGAACAAGGTGGGGCGATACCAATAATATTTGGTCAAGTATTAATGGGGTCAACAGTTGTTTCAACTGCATTAGATGTTGAACAAATTCCGATTCCACCACCACCACCACCTGAACCAGATCCTGTACAACCAATGCCACCACCGCCACCACCAAGGGATAGATAATATGAATAAAATAATAGATATCAGGGGATCTAAATCTGATGATAAACCAAGGACTCCCGTTGAAGATATAAACTCACTTCAATCAAGAGCTATCGCTAGATTCGTTGATCTAATTTGTGAGGGTGAAATAGAAGGTCTTGTCAATGGTGAAGAAAGTATATATTTTAATAATATACCTATTCGTAATTCTGGTGGTGAATATAATTTTGAAGGAGTAACTACTGAGTTTAAACCAGGAGCTCCTGATGGAGTTTCACTACGAGACTATCCTACTTCAGAATCAGAAGTAGCAGTTGATATTCATGTTACAAAAGATGGTGGAGCAATAACAAGAAATATAACAAATTTAGAGATTGACGATTTAAAATTAAAATTTACAATTCCTTCTTTATTCAAAGTTAAGAAAAAGAATGGTGATATTAAAAAGACCACAGTTGAATGGAAAATTGAAATTAAACCTTTTGGTGGAGCATGGACAGATGTACAAACCATTTCAAAATATGGTAAGTGTATTGCTGCATATCAGACTGAATATAGAATAAAAGATCTTACACGAACATATGGTGCTGGTCCTTGGGAAGTTAGAATTACAAGAATCACAGAGGATTCAGAATCAAATAGTAAGCAATGTGATTTATATTGGGCAGGTTATACTCAAGTAATCAACAGAGTTTTAATATATCCTGATACTTGTTTAATAGGTGTGACTCTTGATTCACAACAGTTTGGATCTAGAGTTCCTGCAAGATCATATTTAGTAAATGGAACTAGATTACTCATTCCATCAAATTACAATCCTATTACAAGAGTATATACTGGTATATGGGATGGAACATTTCAAAGATCATATTCAAATAATCCTGCATGGGTGTGGTATGATATTGTAAATAATG